ATATTAAAAGGCGAAACTCGATGTACGTAAGGAAAATCGTTTTCCTGAGCATCGTTAATAGTATACGGTGCAACAATATCGTCATCACCCGGAGGGTTATATCCAAACTTTAACCAACCTACACTACAAAACAGCGCATCAAAAATAACCTGCTGCACTTCTCTTTTGGCATTCATCTGTTCTAATGTAGCATTAGCCACACGTTCCAGTATTTCAGCCGCAAAGTCTCTACCAGGTTCCTCAACTTTAAAAAAAACATGAGGATAATTAAAAGAAACACTGGCTATGATCTGACGGGCAAGTGGATACATACGGGATATTTTAACAATCTTATCCTCGTCAAGGTTTGGAACGTCAAAGTCAAGCTCGTATGTCTTGAGAAGCCTACGCCACGTTTTGTGGCGCGTCTTCATGTATTTTCGACCGTCCTCTATAGCCCCTTGCCAGTATTCGATCTGTCTTTCTTTCAAACTATTTGCCTTTGCCACCCTTTTTAAGGTTGTCTGACCCAGCAGCTTTTGGCGTTACGCGAGTACCTTTTTTGCCACGATTTGGTTTAGTCGTTGTTGGCGTACCGTTAAAACCTTGCATATTCTTATCTCCTTGTTATGCCGGAGCGTATCGCCCTTTGCGAACACCCCAACCTTGTTCCATCATGTCAATAACTTCTTGTCCGGTTCCTTCGTAAGGTCTTTCTTCTTCTGGTTTATGCGGTTTATACACATGCATCATCGCATAACGTAATTCATCTGCTGCGTGGTCTTCTGCGTGAGTGTCTAAATCCTCTGGATTCTTAGAGCTTCTTGGCAGGGCTGGCATTGTCCTGACCAAAGCATCGTTCCATCCATTAAAGCAATAAAAGCGTTCTTTTATCAACGCATCGTTGACCACTCTCCATCCAGTAATACGGTCATTGTTCGCTCTTGTCAAGTACAATCCTCGCTCGGCAAACACATCCGCAGGCGAATGGTTGATCACTTCACTTAACCTTCTTTTAACAAACATACTTGGATCGCAATACGTTGCCTGTGGATAACGACCACCCGTAAACGGACAACTTTCTATCATTTTTACTATATTATCGGCATGTTGCGAAGCCGTAGCGTTTGCTTGGTAATACTCACTAATGCGATAGATATTCCCATCATAGTCCACAGTGTATAGACCATAAGACGTTGGAGCAGCTTCGCCATAATCCATTCCTCCAAACAAAGGCCAGTGTTCGGGTATTTCAAAACTGTTCACAAGTATTTGTTTTTCATGCCAGTTAGTAAAATACTGACCTACAAAACTATCCCAATCACCCTCTAACCACGCTTTAACCAGTTGCTCATCGCCTACACCTTCCAACCGTTTAATATATCCAGGGTCTCGATCCAGCAATATTTTGTTGTCAGTAACCAAACTGCGGATATACATACGGTTCATACCGTCATCGCCTTCAACAATAGAAGATTCTTCTCCGGCATCAATGTAATAATCTTTTACGTTGTTATGGTTTGGCCCACCAGGGTTGCCCGATGCACGTATGCGCTTTGTCGGAACCTCTGCAGCACCTGTACGTAAACAAGCCTTTAGCTTATGATACGCTTTCATGTCGTTCCAGCTTGTAAGCTCATCCCATCCAATCCAAGTATACTGCTGACCTTGGAAATGATCTGCATCTGCCTCGTTTTCTAAGTGTCGGAGTTTTAAAGTAGACCCATTTTTAAATATCCACTGGTGTGTACCCACTTTATACTCCGCATCAGGGTATGCAGCACGAAAAATCTGACGGGAACGGTCAATAATCTCGTCCAACTCAGGGTAAGTGCGCCTAATCAGCACCCCTTTCCAATGTTCACCGTAGGTATCTACGTCCGAAAGGAAGTCTCCAAGCAAAAATTCCGACTTTCCACCACCACGCGCACCGCCAAAGAACAATTCATCAACAAAAGATGCCCGAATTGCTTTTTCTTGCGGCCCAGGTTGCGGCATCCAAGTCATTTGGCTTTAACCTTGATCTTTTTAGGTTTTGCAACCGGAACACTGCGCCAATCTTTGTTTTCTCGGTGCAAACTGCCCCAATTATGCACAATTTTAGCTACTCTACTGTCTGTAGGGTATATTTTAGGCTGATAGGTCTGTTCTTCAAGCCTCATCAGAAGTTTCCACTGTGTATGTTGTTTCTACCGCCTGATCCATCTTATTGTTCTGTTTTAGCCACTCATCGTAATTGTCAGCCCTTGGAGGCACATTCAATCCTTTAACCTCAACGGTATGCTCAACCTGTATGCGGTGATCGCCCACTTCCTCACGTATCTCCTTTAAAACCTTTAACTTAAGTGCTACTCGCCTGTCTTCAATTTTGTTATACAAATCTTCTAAAGCCAGCACCCTGTTTTTACGAAAAGCTAAAGGCACATCGTCAAAGTTAGACCGATCCCGTTCAATCTCTTTTTTTAACGCTTTGTCAAACTCCGCATCTTTACGCCAGCGAAACACCGTAGACTTATTAACGTCCAGCGTTTTAGCCACCTTGTCGTTTGCCATAGAAGGGTTCCACCTGTCTAACACAATCAACTGCACTGCCTGTTGCTGTAAATCACTTAACGCCATAATTATCTTTCAAAGGCAAAACGCCAGAATCAATAAACACCGGATTACGTTCATTAACATGCATTCCGGCAATGTTATATTCAAAAAAATCTACTGCTTCATCAGAACTCATTTTATCGCGCTTTACTAAAATATCAATTATTGTGTCAGAGTCATATGCTAAAACACTGTCTTTACCAAAAGTTCGAGCTACTCCTATAATTGCTTCGTCCAACCCATCTAAAACAACCGCACCTTTAATTCCTTCAATTTCTTCTAAAACTTCCATTAATAACTCCACAACGCAGGGCGAGGAACATGAAAATTATCGTCTGCACCTACCGTATCCAGATGCAAAAACCGCCTCGACCCACTTTGCTGCACCCCAATACCCGTAAACCCTAACTTTATAGCAGCAAAAAGCACCTGATAGGCAAAACCACGTTCACATGCTACATCTACCGCTTTACCCGTAGTATGCGACCCGGCAGGCTTATCATCCGCTATCTTAGCCGCTTCAATCGAATGATCCATAGACCTATAACCCGAAGTAATCGTCAACGGCTTACCTACCGCCTCACGTAACTTCTGCAGCTTATCCATAAACTCATCGTCCAACCGACACATACCCGTTTGGGAACAACACATCTCTGCATGGGAAAAGTTAGGCCAACGATCTTCTGGCCATTCACTTTTTTTATATTCTGTTATCATAACCGTAAATGTATTAAAAACAAAAATCTACGCAACATAAAAAAAATAATACAGCAAAAACGTGGGATTCCCAAAAATAAAACTCGTTGACAAATAAAAACCACCCCCCTATCTTCCAACACGCTTCGGATCAGTAGAGAACGAGTGTAGCATCGCTACCCCACTGGCTCTACAGACCGTGATACAGTCGCTACCAGGGGGTGGGTCAACAGCGACAAACCTTGGGTGAAAGCAGGGAGAGGTGACCTACGGTTCGGTGTAGAATCGACAAGTAGCCTGCAAACCGGAATGACACACCGCTCTTTCGGCAGCTATACGAGGAACTCAACGTGACGGTCAAAGTCATCTCGAGGGAAAAAGCGTAAGACAGGAGAGAGGCTAATAACCTCCTCCGTCTACAGCTAACACACATAAACCACAGGCAAAACTATCTGGGGTAAGACACCGGTGTAACTTCCAAAGAATCTAACGCTCAGGTCAAATAGCCAAACAGTAGTACAACATTCCGCAAAATGGTCAGAAACAGGGACACGTATGGCTGAGTATATACGGGTTCGATCCTGTTTAGGCCGACGGGTGGGTGCTTCGCCTACATGGATTTTCAAATCGTTTAAAAACAACAACTTACGCTTGTTTGGCTACCCAGCTAACTCAAGGTATGATAAGGTAACTTATAGAGCCTGACTATGCGAGTCGCTATATTAATCGCGTAAAGATTATCGGATTGTTTGCATATGTTTGTTGTTAAACATGCCAACAACCAAACAACAACCAAACGAACCCCAAACAAAAACCAAACAAACAAGCCGGACCAAACCAAACCAAAACCAACAAACAAAACTACAACTATATGTTGTCAGTATTTAATTTTATTTTTGCTCGCCGGTAACTATAACAGATTTTTGTATCTGTTTTTTTGTGTTTTTGTTTTGTGGTTCGAGCCTGGCAAAGGAATAATTATGGAACCTTGATATTAATTTTATGAGTCGATCAATATTGACCTAATTATTGATGAAAAAATTTTTTTTGCCATAGCTGCCTAAACATGTAGGGTCAAAAAACCCTTGTAATTGTAGGACATTAACTTAACTATGAACTCTCAAACGCTTTAATAGTCCAAATTAGGCACAAAAAAATACCCCTACAAGCTTATCAGGCTTGCAAGGGTACTTGACGTTACAGACTGTAATTAATCGTCTATGTTGTTACCTATCACAACAAACAATATTACTACTATTAAGACAATTACTTCCATACTATATGCGCTTTTCGTTTATTGGATCATAGATACCTTGTAGGCTGTAGGTTAGGCTATAATTGTCTATACTCGATATGTCCCTATTTGGAATCTTAGTATAGTCGTAGAAGCTTATACCCTTATGGCTATCAAATAGGCTTTTATCTATGCGCTCCCAAATAATATCGCTTGTGCCATTTAATCGTACATAGCTTTGCTTCTGTTTTTTTGCGCTCCTAATCTCAAGTAATTCTAATTCATGGTGAAGTTGTCTTAAAAATTTTTTCCTATCATCAAAATAAAAGTCTGTTTTTCTTTTTCTTGCTTTATCAATTTGCGTAATTTCGTTGTCATTTAATCGAAAATTACGTCCTGAGCGATCCAAACAATATCGCCAACAATTCAACTTTTTTTGTTTCGTTTGTTTGGCTTTACC